AAAATAATAAATAGTTATACGCAAAAATTTGATATCAAATTAGGAGAGTAAAACAAAAATGGCTGAAGATATAAAAAACGAACAAGAAATCGTTTCTGAAGCTCCTAAGGGCGCAGACGCTCCAAAAGCAGGTGCTGTTAAATCAGAACCTATGCAGAAGGCCGGCGACTATGAGGATCTTGGACCTGCTCTTGTAAAACCAGATCAAAAACCTGGACAAGACAAAGCGGACGACAAGGTTAAAAAGGACTCATCTGCTCCTACCAAAGGTGCTACGCCAGCAGAACCTATGCAAAAAGTAAAGGAAGACGCTGACGAAGACGAAAAAGATAAAGAAAATGATAAAGAAGACGAAGACGAAATCATGGAAATGCCTAAAACTAAATCTGGTATGATCCAAGCAATGTACGACAACATGAACAAAATGAAGAAAGCAGACATACAAGCTGCTTACGGAAAAATGATGGCGGCAATGAATGGTGATGACAAAGAAAAAGAAGAAGCAATGCATGATGACGAAGAAGACAAGAAAAAAGTTAAAGAAGCTGTAGATCAAAGAGTAAAATCTATTGATGTATCAGATGATGTTAACGCTCTTGTTTCTGGCGATGATTCTTTGTCGGAAGAGTTTAAAACAAAGGCTGCGACAATTTTCGAAGCTGCTGTTAAGTCTAAAGTAAAATCTGAAATCGAAAGATTAGAAGGCGAATACGCTTCAGAATTAGACGAAGCAAAAACAACTGTTAAAGAAGAATTAACTACTAAAGTTGATAACTACTTAAACTATGTTGTTGAGCAATGGATGGCAGACAACGAATTAGCTATCGAAAAAGGTATTAAGGGAGAAATCGCTGAAGACTTTATTGGTGGTCTAAAACAATTGTTCGAAGATCATTACATTGATGTTCCAGATGAAAAATATGACGTTCTGGAAGCAAAAGAAAAAGAGCTTGAAGAAATGAAAGCTAAAATCAATGAAATGACTGAGAAGTCTATTGAAGACAAAAAGTTAATCGAAGGTTATACAAAAGACGAAATCTTTGAAAGTGCTGTTGACGGAATGGCTGATACAGAAAAAGAAAAGATGAAATCTTTAGTAGAAGATGTAGCATTCGAAAGTGCTGACGCATACTCTAAAAAACTTTCTACAATTAAAGAAAGTTATTTTGGACAATCAGCGAAAGCACCTGAATCAACTGAAAATGTTGATACAGTACAACAAAATTCCAATGATGGTAACATAGTATCTGATATGTCTGATAGCATGTCTAGATATGCGGCTGCTATTAGTAGGGGAAAAAGTAGAGATATCTACGGAAATTAATAAGATAAAGGAGAGATAAACGAAATGTTTAATTCACAAAACTTACAGGAAAAGTGGGCTCCGGTTCTTGAACATGGCGATCTACCAAAAATAGATAACCCTTACAAGAAAGCGGTAACTGCTGTTATCCTGGAAAACCAAGAAAAAGCTGCGAAAGAAGACAAAGCATTCTTGGGTGAGATTGCAAACATCACTGGTGACAGTGCTGTAGCAAACTGGGATCCAATCCTAATCTCACTTGTAAGAAGAGCTATGCCTAACTTAATCGCATACGATATCTGTGGTGTACAACCTATGACTGGTCCAACTGGTCTTATCTTCGCTATGAAGAGCAGATTTACTTCTAACTCAGGCACAGAAGCATTATTCAATGAAGCTGATTCAGACTTCTCTGGAACAGGTACACATTCTGCTTCACTAAATCCTGGTTTGATGAACGACACTACTACAAGCGTAACTGCTGGTACTGGTATTGCAACAGCAACTGCTGAAGCTTCTTCATCATTCGCAGAGATGGCTTTCAGTATTGAGAAATCTACTGTAACTGCTAAAACTAGACAGTTAAAAGCAGAATACACAATGGAACTTGCTCAAGACTTAAAAGCAATCCACGGTTTAGACGCTGAAACTGAATTGGCTAACATCCTATCTGCTGAGATCCTTGCTGAGATCAACAGAGAAGTTGTAAGAACAATTTACGAAAAAGCGAAAAAAGGTGCAAACATTAACACTACAACTTCAGGTACTTTTGACTTAGATACTGATTCAAACGGTAGATGGTCTGTTGAGAAGTTCAAAGGTTTAATGTTCCAAGTTGAGAGAGACGCTAACGTAATTGCACAAGAAACAAGAAGAGGAAAAGGTAACATCATTATCTGTTCTTCTGATGTTGCTTCTGCTTTACAAATGGCAGGTGTATTAGATTACACTCCTGCTCTTAACAATTCACTAAACGTAGATGATACTGGTAACACTTTTGCTGGTACATTAAACGGCAGATACAAAGTATACATTGACCCATATGCGTCAAACAATACTGCTGCTCAATACTACGTTGTGGGTTACAAAGGTACTTCACCTTATGACGCTGGTATGTTCTACTGCCCATACGTTCCACTACAAATGGTGAGAGCGGTTGGCGAAGATACGTTCCAACCAAAAATTGGTTTCAAAACTAGATATGGTCTAATTAGAAACCCATTTGCAGAATCTTCAGCGCAAGCTTCAGATACTGGAACTGATCAAGCGAACATATATTACAGAATGGTTAAAGTAACTAACTTAATGTAATAAACAGGTTCACCTCTATACTGGAAACAGTATAGAACACCAC